CTAAGCGAGATTATGGTTTTCAAATTGTTCCGGGCTGAGACCGCCACAGGCACTGTGACGACGCCAGCGATTGTAATCACTCTCGATATAATTAAACACCGTTGCCCGCATTATTTCCCGGCTGCTAAAGCGTTCCCCGTGGATACATTCCACCTTCAGCATTGCCTGATAATCCCCTGAACAGTATTGACCACCACGGTCCGTATGAACAATGACGCTTTCCGGGCGTCTTCTCCGCCACAACGCCATTTGCAGTGCATCACAGGCCAGTTGTGCTGTCATTCGCGGTGACATCGACCAGCCAATGACGGCGCGTGACCACAGGTCGATGACTACTGCGAGATACAACCAGCCCTCATCGGTACGCAAGTACGTGATGTCACCCGCCCACTTCTGGTTCGGGCCACTGGCGCTGAAGTCCTGCTCCAGCAGATTCTCCAATACGGGCAGGCCATGTGCACGGTAGCTGACCGGGCTGAACTTCCGGCTGGCTTTCGCCCGCAGCCCCTGACGACGCAGGCTGGCGGCAATGGTTTTAATATTGAACTCCGGCAGTTCGTCAGCAAGGCGGGGAGCACCGTATCGCTGCTTTGCCTCAAAGAATGCCTTATGGACAGCGGCATCGCAGGTGAGCCGAAACTGTTGGCGCAGGCTCATCTGGTGACGACGCCTGAGCCAGACATACCAGCCGCTGCGGGCAACCCGAAGTACACGACACATCGCTTTGATGCTGAACTCTGCCCGATGATTTTCGATGAAGACATACTTCATTTCAGGCGCTTCGCGAAGTATGTCGCGGCCTTTTGGAGGATGGCCAGTTCCTCAGCCTGCTCCGCCAGTTGTCGTTTAAGGCGGACATTTTCAGCGGCCAGTTCGCTTTCGCGCTCTGACGAACTCATTTGTTGCTGCTGTTTACTGCGCCAGGCATAAAGCTGAGATTCATACAGGCTGAGTTCACGGGCTGTGGCGGCCACACCGATGCGTTCAGCGAGTTTCAGGGCTTCGTTACGAAATTCAGGCGTATGTTGTTTACGGGGCTTCTTGCTGATTGATACTGGTTTTGTCATGAGTCACCTCTGGTTGAGAGTTTACTCACTTAGTCCTGTGTCCACTATTGGTGGGTAAGATCACGAAAGTGCATCAGCCAACCGCAGAACGTTCTTGCATACGACGTACTGCGGCATAATCCCAATGATTACTCCCTGACAGGCTTACAGGCCACTCAATATCAGGTGCAGTTGATGTATCAACACGGTTCAGCAACACCCGATACTTTTTCCAGGCTTCCAGCAACGAATTTTCTTCCTCCGTTGCGATCTGTAGTGGCACAGTAAGTTTGGCCACCTGATTAAAGGTGATATTCTCACCTCAACACAAAACAGGTGACTTAATGAACAAGAAAACCAAACGTACTTTCACCCCCGAGTTCAGACTGGAATGTGCGCAACTGATTGTTGATAAGGGCTACTCATATCGACAAGCCAGTGAATCGATGAATGTCGGCTCTACCACTCTTGAGAGCTGGGTACGTCAGCTCAGACGAGAGCGCCAGGGGATTGCCCCCTCTGCCACACCGATTACTCCAGACCAGCAACGTATCCGCGAGCTGGAAAACCAGGTTCGCCGCCTGGAGGAACAAAATACGATATTAAAAAAGGCTACTGCACTCTTGATGTCCGACTCGCTGAACGGTTCACGATAGTTGCCAGACTCAGTGGCAGCCACACCGTTGTCAGTCTGTGTTCTGCTCTGGGAATACACCGCAGCAGTTACCGGTACTGGCAAAAACGACGCGATACGGTGAATCCGGTGCATGTCAGGTTGTGCAGTGAAATACGCCGGGTGTGGAACCAACGCCGGGGCTCTGCGGGGGCGCGCACGCTGGCTGACATGCTGACCCAAAACGGCGTCCCGATGAGCCGTTACCGTGCCGGGCGGCTGATGAAACATCTGAATCTGAGCAGTTGTCAGCCCGGAAAACATCAGTACAAAAATGCCCGTCAGGAGCATACCTGCTTGCCGAATCTGCTCGGGCGCCAGTTTGCTGTCCCCGAGCCAGACCAGGTATGGTGTGGAGATATTACCTATATCTGGGCCGGAAATTGCTGGTGCTATCTGGCGGTTGTGATGGATCTTTTTGCCCGCAGGGTTATCGGCTGGAGTCTGTCCGCACATGCCGATACTGCACTGATAAGCGATGCCCTGCGGATGGCCTATGAGACGCGTGGTCAACCACATGATGTTATGTTCCATAGCGTCCAGGGAAGCCAGTATACAGGCCTGAAATATCAACAAATTCTCTGGCGTTACAGAATAAAGCAAAGTGTCAGTCGGCGGGGAAACTGCTGGGATAATAGCCCAATGGAACGCTTCTTCCGCAGTCTGAAAACAGAATGGGTGCCAGCGAATGGTTACGTCGACAAGGACGAGGCCCGGCAGCAAATTAATGATTACATATTGAACTACTACAACAGTGTCAGACCTCACCATTATAACGGTGGGTTGACTCCGGAAGAGTCCGAGAACAGGTACCATTTTTACTGTAAAACCGTGGCCAGTATTACTTGACCACTACAGGTGGCAGCCAATATTCATCGCCCAGGCTTCAACCTTACACAGGAAGACATACATCTCTCCGGTATCGAGATCGGAGGTATGACGTAATGACTGAATGGTGGTGATTTCACCGGTTACGACATCAACCAGTTCTTTGGTTTCATAACCGAGATAAGTGTGTTTGAGAGCATCTTTTACCCAAGCTGGAGTGGCGAACGTTTTACCCCTGCTGATGAGGTATTCACTGATTTCGCTGTACCACATGTGGCTGAGTGCATTCTGGGAAAGACTGCGTCTCTCGCGCCATGGTTTAAGCACCATGCGAAAGCATTTGCCGTCCTCCAGATAAGGCTGGATCTGCCGACCGATAGCGGTGAAGTTACCGCGATGCAGTTTGATGCCATCTTGTGGGAAGTTCACGCTTCACCTCCGCAGAGATCAAACGCTGGATGCAAGATATCGCAGGTGCATTTCTGCATCTGTGAAGGGAGAAGAGAGTTTGGATTGTATGTGCGCATAAACGTCCCCGTTTAGCGCAGAAGTCACCGGAGTTGTTCAGGCTCCGGTGATACAATTATGGCGAATTGATTATTCATAATCAAACAAGATAAGGTCTCAAACTTCATGCAAGCCAAGATTTATTTCTGACAGAATTATACAAAGAAGCTATTGGTCAGAATCTACTCGGACTGTAAAACATACGCATAACCTTAAGCTCTCACTTTAAGCATTGTTGAAATAATAGCCGTCAAGTACAACCTTAACCACGACTGGGATATTTCCCTGGCTACCACGAGTTGTACGGCTATTAAACTGCCGTTAAATTCAGTAAGAGAATTTCATCCGATAAGTCAAGGCATGTAAAACATGAAAATTAACAAGATATTATCATCTGCAACACTATTGTATGGTATGTCAATGGCCATGTCGGTCGGGAGTTGTGCAACACCTGTCCAGACTAATCTTCCTGGTTACACCCCGGGTGCAGATATCATTAGTGTTTCACCGACCAGAAACCAGGTCGATCTCATTGGTGATGTTGTTTATTCCCAGATAAAAGGAACTCGTTCTGTCAAACAGCTTCACATGTCAGTTCTTGTCCCGCGAACAAATGATTTAAAACCAGCCATTATTTATTATCCCGGCGGCGGATTCATGTCTTCTGAACATGACAAATTTATTGAAATGAGAATGGCTCTGGCAGAAGCTGGTTTTGTTGTGGCCGCTGTAGAATACAGAACAATTCCTGATACATTTCCAGCACCAGTTGAGGATGGAAAAGCTGCAATACGTTACCTGAGAGAGCATGCCAGCAATTATGGGATTGATCCTCAAAGAATCGGAGTTCTGGGTGACTCTGCCGGTGGATGGCTTGCTCAGATGATGGGAACTACAAATGGTGACAAAACCTTTGATAAAGGTGACTTTCTTCAGCAATCCTCAGATGTTCAGGCAGTTGCCACACTTTATGGGATTTCTGACTTGTTGAATATTGGCGAGGGGTTCCCTGAATCAGTGCAGGAGGTTCATCGCTCTCCTGCCGTAACCGAAGCCTTAATGATCAATGGCCCTGCATTCAGAAATTTTGCGGGAGCCCCCATCACAGCGTCAAAAGAAAAAGCGCTAAACGCCAGTCCAATCGGACATATGAAAGGAGTAAAACCCCCATTTCTTATTATGCATGGTAGCAAAGACACTCTGGTTTCACCTGAGCAAAGCGCCAAACTATTCAGGATGTTGAAGAAGAACGGCGATAACGCTGAGTACGTGCTGGTAGAAGGGGCCGAGCATGGCGATAAGACATGGTATCAGCCAATTATTATAAACAGAGTCGTTGAGTGGTTTACTAAAAACCTGGGAGCGCCTATAAAAACAGCTCCCCAACAACAAAACCCAAACGCTAACCTGTAAAAAGAGGGAGGGCTAAGCCCTCCCCATTCAATTTTGTTAACTATCCTTTTCAGGTAGTTTTACAACATAAGTCCTTATTGTTTTCTCATATGTATTTTTGCTATTCGTTATTTTGGCCTTAATCCAGTGATAACCACTTTCATAGGTGCTGAATTCCGAAGCTGCATTACCTGTCCAGTGTAACGTTACTGTAGCAGGCTCCATTTTGACCCGTTGAGAGTCTGGACTATCTTCACTACCAGCAGAAAACTCAACCGTACCAGATAATGGGTTTCCAAAATGATCGACAAATCGAGCATAAATACCTACTGGAGAGCCATCGTTTGTCTCATAACCAGGATCTTTTGTTAGAGTCAATACTCCATTTGCGTCATCAGCGTACAGGGAGAATGATTTCACCGCGCTAACATCACTGCCAAGTTCGTTTAAGGTCGCCGTTAATTTATACGAACCAACCGTTCGACCATGTACGCTTACCGTAGCCTGACCGTTCTCATCAGTCGTTACTGTGGTTTTATCAACCACCAACGCACCATATTTAGACGGCCCTGATGTCTTAACATTCAATGCTCGACCACTTAATGCTTCGCCTGACTTACTTTTCAACAGTAACGTAAATACCAGATTGTTGGTATCGCTCACTACAGCCGAAGATGCAGATGATGTGATCTCCAACACAGCCCCCTTCACATCCGTCACGGCATCAATATTCTGGCTTGCGGTTATGCGTTTCCCATCCAGAACATACTCGGCCTGAATTGTGTACTGGCCTGATTTCGATGCAGTGAACTGCGTTGTTGCCTGTCCATGAGCATCCAGTTGCAGATTACTACTGGTCAATGATGCTCCCGTCGATGGTGTAATCGTTAAATCCACCTCGCCTGTAAACGCATTGTTATTCGCATCAACCAACTGAATGTTTACTGTTGCGTTTTCACTGCCATCGGCCACAATCTCTTGTTTTGATACACTCATAGTAAGTTCTGCAGAAGCAACATCGGGCACAAAAGTTAACTTAACGCTGCCAGATTCCACGCTATGGGAACCGTCAGTCACCCGTGCAGTCACCGTGTACTCACCAGCTTTCACCGTTGTAAGCGGAACAGAAACATGCCCTGTTGAATCAGTCACGATATTTGTTGGTATAGATAATCCTTCAGATGAGGTGATGAGCTGAATCTTTTGCCCATTGACCGACGCATTCGTATTTGTCAGCTGCACATCTAATACCGCTGCATCCTTACCATTAGCAGGAATATTGGAAATTAAACTACTGCTTTCAGGCGTCAGTGACAGTGAAGCTCCGGTCATATTTGATGCAAAGGTCACTGTTAACTCAGTAGACATCTGAGAACCAGCATGAGCTGTAATCACGTAAGACCCCGGAGTGGAGCTTATTAACGCAAAAATAGCATTACCATTTTCGTCAGTTGAAACAGCATGTTCACCACCAACTTGAGTTATCCCTGCTGGTAAAGACAATGTGACAGCATAACCAGGAACAACATTGCCGAAACGGTCCGCAAGGCTTACAGTTACCATATTTCTCTGTTTTCCATCAGCCAATGCATTATTTTGGCTGGCTTCAAACTGAGAGAATGTAACCTGCTGCCGGTCCTCAATAAAGGTGATTTCTTTCTTAACACCTGAGAAATCATGACTATCAGATTTAACACCGATAGTAATCTTACCAGCTCGTTTTGAAGTTACTGTCGCGCTATAGACACCGTCTTTTTCCGTTACAGTCCCAAACTCGACTCCTTCTGCCTGGTTAAGAGCATAAAAGCTCAGAGTGTTATCACCAGTGATTGCATTTCCTTGTGAATCCTTCACTGCCAGTTGTAGATTGATATTGTAACCAACTACCTGTTCTGCTGGTGCAGCGGTTAAAACAGCACTGACCTCAGAATCAGGTTCTGTTGCTGCTGTTTGCTTAATACTGAGAGTAAATGTTTTTCCCTGAACTTTTGCAGTTACACGTACCGTACCAGCCTGCGAACCAGCAGTCAGAACAGAGCGATATACCCCAGCAGAGATTTCCTCTACCGCGCCTAATGACGGAGCAGTTACCGTTTCACGCTGTCGAGCACTATTGCTATCTGCTGTAAATTCCACTGACATTTCAATGTCATCAGCCAGTCCGGTTAATGCCTTACCGTTACTATCTTTCAGGCTTAATACTATCGGATAAGTGGATTGGCTATCAACAGAGATCGTCGGCGACGAATCTCCATCCAGTGTAAAAGACGAATCAGCTGTCGATACATCACTATCAGTAATGGCTGCCTGCTTAATATTCAGAGTAAAGGTTTTTCCCTGAACTTTTGCAGTTACACGTACCGTACCAGCCTGCGAACCAGCAGTCAGAACAGAGCGATATACCCCAGCAGAGATTTCCTCTACCGCGCCTAATGACGGAGCAGTTACCGTTTCACGCTGTCGAGCACTATTGCTATCTGCTGTAAATTCCACTGACATTTCAATGTCATCAGCCAGTCCGGTTAATGCCTTACCGTTACTATCTTTCAGGCTTAATACTATCGGATAAGTGGATTGGCTATCAACAGAGATCGTCGGCGACGAATCTCCATCCAGTGTAAAAGACGAATCAGCCGTCGAGACACCACTATCAGTAACGCTAATATTCATCACGGCATAGTTGGAAACGTTGCCTCTGTTATCCTGTACTGTGGCTCCAACATTCCACGAATTTACACCTTCGCTTTTATAAGCCGGTAAAGTGATCTGCCATGATGTGCCATTTCCACTGATCTTGCCGCCAGCCGCAGTGAATGCACTATCATTCCACTGTACAGACTTGATACCACCACTAGCATTGTTGATTGTCAGTGTTACAGGGATGATTGATTCCCCCTCCCCCTGAACAGACTCTGGCAAACTGATTTTCAGTGCATGCTTCTTCTTGTACTCCAGAACAATGTTGTTATTTCGTTCAACAAAATCATAACGCCGGTTCTGGACTTCTCGCATAACAGCAACATTGTCACTGCTAAGCTGTTCAGCAAGGGAAACGCCCGGGCGATAATTAAACTCAACACCAAAGGTTGTATCGTGAACGTTGCTCTGTCCTTGCTTATGCTGTGCAGAAAACTTAATCAGAGGAACTGGTGTATAAGAAATTCCCCCAGTAACTGCGTAAGGGTTTTCCTGCAGATTATCGCTTCCAAATAACCCGACATTTTTACCATAATATTTTTCAAACTGAATGGATGCCCCTAATTGCGGATAAGCAGGTAGCCATCCTTCAGCAGAAAAATCCCAGCCATTTGCGGGTCTTTCCAGATAATCATCAATATCCCGACTGTTCTTCCAGTCAGACAAACCAAAATAGGTATTTACACCAAGCCTGAAATAATCTCTCCAGTACTCAACCCCAAAACCTGCACGAGAGTGACTGCGACTTAAATCGTAATCATAGAAAACATTCGCACCCAACATTGCGTTATCAGGAGTGAAATGACGAATCCCCAAACCAATATTGGTCTGATTTCGGTCATCAGTACGATGTAGTGATGTCTGACTGAATAGCACATAATCCTGAGTATCCAGCCATGGATATAAAAAGTCGAATGATGAATCCTTCAAGGAAAAAGAATCATCGACATTAAGCTTGATGCGCGCATTGCCATATTGTTGCAACCAGTCGACGACCTCTTTTGTCGCCTGAGTTGATAAAGTATTTACAGCAAAACTACTTGCATTATTATTCGCCAGGCTCTGACCTGCACTTGCTGCAAATGAGGCCACTTTATTTGCATGCTCATCGCTGGCATAAGTTTGCGTAACATCTTTATTACCAGATGATGCAAAACTGTTTGCTGGGATCAAAGAAAGAGAAACTGGAGATAATATCTGGGTAACAATTACCGACCATGTAATCGCGCCAGATGCAGTTTTTTTTAACTTTTTATTCACAGTGGTCATAGTTCAATCAACGTTATGAATATAATGAAAAAAATAACTGGTATGACAAGAGGCGCGAAATATACAGCTCGTTACAAAAAAATCAACTCAAAAATAAAATAAAATCTCTGCATAAACTTTATGGCTAAATGATTTCACAACAATGGAAGAAAAATTTTGTTGCTCACGCAATCAATCATTTCGGGCGTTACAACTAGTCCTAGATTATATTCGCTAGGTATACTTTATTTTTAAGCTAATACTTTAGCTCTATTTCATCGCTCCTTTCAGCCCGAACTTAGCTTTGATTTCTGCGATCTTCGCCAGAGCCTGTGCACGATTTAGAGGTCTACCGCCCATGACAGGAAGTTGTTTTACTGGTTCAGGGATCGCCTCACCACGGTTAATTCGCGCGGTCATACAGGCCAGTTCATCGGCAGCCTTGCGCCGTAATTCCGCGTCAGTCAACGCATTGGCCCGCATGTTCTGGTACAGGTTGGTAACCAACCAGTAGTGCGCGTTTGATTTCCATGGATAAGACTCTGCGTCCGGATACAGGCCACGCTTCCGGCAATACTCGTAAACCATATCAACCAGCTCGCTGGCGTTTGGCAGCCCGGCGGTAACGGATGTTTCTTCCCGGCACCAGGCAACAAACTGCCCGGGTGATGGCAGGAATGGTCGATTCTGCCGACGGGCTACGCGCATTCCTGCGTTAACCTGTTCCATTGTGGTGATCCCATTTTCCCGGAAAGCCAGCACCCACTGGCGGCGGATTTCGTTCAGTTCGTTCTGGTCCCGGTTAGCCAGGCTCGCCGGGAAAGTTGCCAGTAACTGGCTGAACACACCATTGATGATCTGCGCTACCTGCTGTACCTGCGGCTTTTCGTCGTACTGTTCCGGCATGTTATTGGCGATCCGGCACATCTGCTCACGGTCAAAGTTAACCATCTGTGCGGCGATGTTTTTCATAAATCCACCCCATAAATCCAGTCAGTGTTTGTCAGGTCGAGTTTTGATTTTCCGGCTGTCACGCCAGCCTGTTGCTTGTTACGGTTGATTTCGAGTTGGGTCCACTTGTCGCGGAGTTTGGCCGGACTTAGCACGTTACCGGACCAGAAGTTGTCCTGGCATGCCCACCGGAACAGTACACACATGTCGCGGTGGTTACGTCCGTCACGTTCACGCATCAGGCGGATATCGTTAGCCCACCCTGCAAAATTCGGTTTTCTGGCTGATGGCGCGATGGTCTTCACCATGTCAAACATCCACTCTGCGGCGGTCAGGTCTTCTGCTGTCCCCCACTTGCTGCCGCTCTGAATTGCAGCATCCGGTTTCACCACAGGAAGATCGTTTTCTGACTGGTCAGAGGATTCGCCAGAATTCTCGGACGAAAAAGGTTTTATATTGTCTTTTGTTAGTTTGTCTTTTGTGTTTACCTGATTCGGGTAAACGTCTTTACCTGATTTGGGTAAACTTTTCTTACCTGATTCAGGTAAATTTACCTCTTTCAGGTAAACTTTATTTTTCTTACCTGATTCGGGTAATGTTGACCATTCACTGACCACATTATTAATGCCGATATTCCGCCCGCTCTGAATAAAAATCCCACGCTTTACCAGAACACTTTTTGCAGCAGAACACTTGTGCGGCAATATCCCGGTCAACTCGGAAAGTTGCTCGTTGCTCACCCAATCCAGTTTTTTATTAAAGCCATATGTTTTGCGCATGACAGCCAGGAAGACCAGAAGCTGGTACTGTGTTAATCCGGCCAGCATCACAGCTTCCAGCAACTCATTTGCAATGCGCGTATAACCATCATCGAGATCTGCCACGCGCGGCTCCTTTTGTGCCTCATCCGGCACTGGAAAATTGAATATCTCAGCAGTGTTTGCCATAATTCCTCCCGCAATGAGTGTGTTACGATTTGCACCTGAAAGTCGGTTCTGTTCGCGCAGACCGGCTTTCGCCATTTCCGAACCTGTCATATTGCCCCCAGCATGGTGGTGACCATCGCCATCAGTGGACCAGCCAGATCCGGGTCCACACGAAACATCGACACAATGCCTTCACTCATCTCCTTCAGTTTCTGGTGGCGTGGTGCGTTGAGAATGACAGCCTGTTTTGCCTCACTGAGTTCCTTTTCCATTTCAGCCAGCCGAGCCATGAAGCTATCCTGCTCAACCAGGTGGCCGCGATATTCCAGCGGTAGTACCGCCAGAATTGCCGGGGTCAGTTCACGCACGTTATTTCGGTATTTTTCAGAATCGAATTTGTTATCGAGGAAGCGGAACAGCTTCTGGCGTGCACGGCTGACATCATCAGGGAAATCGATGGTGCCGCCGCCCTGCTCCCGATACTCATTCACAATGAGTGCGGCAACAACATCCTGATTATCTGCAGCCGACCAGGCGCGAACGGCATCACGGATTTTTTCGTGGCCTGGCGCCTGTTTTGTTTGAGAACGATTTATCACCGCAGTCGGGCTAAATCCGCTAGTCTGTTGGTATGTAAGTGGTTGCATAATTGACTCCTTTAGTTTGAATTGACTGTTAAGTTGATTGCTTATTGTTAAAGAGCGTGAAATGGAAATTTAAGCTGCGTTCTTTTCGGTGTGTGGAAACAACTTCGGAAGATCCGGGCGAATCTGGTATGCCTTCACTACTCCACCAGTAGCCGTAACAATGCTGCCGACATGTTCAGGGGATACCTTTGCTTTGTTGTGAAGCCACTTATAGACGGCCTGCTGTGAAACTTCGCAAGCAGCGCCCAGTTTCTTTTGTGAACCAACGATATTGATCGCTGTTTTGATAGCTGGGTTCATAACAACCTCCGTGGTTAATTTGAATCAAGATTAAAACTATGGTTGTTTTTAATCAACAACCATTTTCGTTTGATGAAATAAAACCTTGGTTGTACATTTGGACTATGAAAACAACACTCTCAGAAAGACTTAAAGAAGCCAGATTAGCGCGAGGCCTTACACAAAAGGCGCTTGGGGATTTGGTCGGGGTTAGCCAGGCTGCTATTCAGAAAATCGAAACAGGGAAAGCTAATCAAACAACTAAAATCGTGGAGATCGCGAACGCTTTGGGTGTGCGCGCAGAATGGTTATCTTCTGGCGTTGGAAATATGTCAGACAGTACAGTGCAACCAATACAATCAACTGTCAGCCATTCCAAATACTTCAAGATTGACGTTCTTGATATAGAAGTCAGTGCTGGGCCGGGAGTCATCAACCGTGAGTTTGTAGAAGTTCTACGCTCGGTTGAGTACTCGTTTGACGATGCTCGTCACATGTTCGATGGTAGGAAGGCGGAAAATATCCGCATCATTAACGTGCGTGGTGACAGCATGTCAGGAACGATCGAACCAGGTGATCTGCTGTTCGTTGATATCACAGTTAAATCTTTCGACGGTGATGGTATCTATGCGTTTCTGTACGACGACACAGCCCATGTAAAGCGCCTGCAAATGATGAAGGATAAGCTGCTGGTCATCTCTGATAACAAAAGCTACTCACCGTGGGACCCGATCGAGAAAGACGAGATGAACCGGGTGTTCATCTTCGGTAAGGTTATTGGGAGCATGCCGCAGACATATAGGAAGCATGGGTAGTACCAATTAAAAATTATCAACTGGGCATTGTGCTCATTCAGTAAAGAACTAATTCCTATCTTTGCTCTAGGTAGTAATATTAAGCCACCGCAATAATATCTTTACCTAACGGCGTAAGAATCCCGGTCACCGTGCCGGGTTTTCTTTTGCCCTCCCCTCATCACACACACCGTTAAAAAAACCACCATAACCTCGCTTCAGTTATCGCTATGCGATTCAAGTCACAAAATAAATCCATCCTAAATACAACCAGTTATATCTAAAACAACCAATAAAACAACTTTTGTTGTTGACGATAAAACAACTATAGTTTTAAATAAGTTCATCGCAACAACACAACGATACGGCAACTACCTGATTCACCGTTGCGATGACCGCTTAGATCCGCAGTTTGAATTTCAGCAGGCTTCGGGGAGTGCGAGGGGTGAAACGGACGCGTGAACGTCGGTGTGACCAGCTGAAATCAACTCAACATTTCATACCTTAGTCGCTTCAACGAGGCGGCTTAGTTATGACAACCGGCGGCCATCCACCGCCTGAATACGCGCAGAAGTCTCTATATGTTCAGCAGCCCAGCTTACGGGCAGGAGTTTTTATGGTTCATCAACATTACGGAACGCAGACCGTTAATCGAGGTGCGGTCATGCCAGGAATGCTGGTCAAACACAAAGATGGTACCTGGACTGCATCAGCTAATTTACGCGGACGGCTATATCTGCATCGCGGCATCGAGCGCACTTATACCCGTGATTTGCTCGTGGAAGTTTTTCTCGACGGACGCGGTAACGGCCTGAATCACTAATCCCCTTTCCTGTTTTCCTAATCAGCCTGGCATTTCGCGGGCGATATTTTCACAGCCATTTTCAGGAGTTCAGCCATGAACGCTTATTACATTCAGGATCGTCTTGAGGCTCAGAGCTGGGCACGTCACTACCAGCTGATCGCCCGTGAAGAGAAAGAGGCAGAACTGGCAGACGACATGGAAAAAGGTCTTCCACAGCACCTGTTTGAATCACTCTGCATCGATCATTTGCAACGCCACGGGGCCAGCAAAAAAGCCATTACTCGTGCATTTGATGACGATGTTGAGTTTCAGGAGCGTATGGCAGAACACATCCGGTACATGGTTGAAACCATTGCTCACCACCACGTTGATATTGATTCAGAGGTATAAAGCGGATGAGTACAGCACTCGCAACGCTGGCAGGGAAGCTGGCTGAACGTGTCGGCATGGATTCTGTCGACCCACAGGAACTGATCACCACTCTTCGCCAGACGGCATTTAAAGGTGATGCCAGCGATGCGCAGTTCATCGCATTGTTGATCGTCGCCAACCAGTACGGCCTTAATCCGTGGACGAAAGAAATTTACGCCTTCCCTGATAAGCAGAACGGCATCGTTCCGGTGGTGGGCGTTGATGGCTGGTCCCGCATCATCAATGAAAACCAGCAGTTTGATGGCATGGACTTTGAGCAGGACAATGAATCCTGTACATGCCGGATTTACCGCAAGGACCGTAATCATCCGATCTGCGTTACCGAATGGATGGATGAATGCCGCCGCGAACCATTCAAAACTCGCGAAGGCAGAGAAATCACGGGGCCGTGGCAGTCGCATCCCAAACGAATGTTACGGCATAAAGCCATGATTCAGTGTTCCCGTCTGGCCTTCGGATTTGCTGGTATCTATGACAAGGATGAAGCCGAGCGCATTGTCGAAAATACTGCATACACTGCAGAACGCCAGCCGGAACGCGACATCACTCCGGTTAACGATGAAACCATGCAGGAGATTAACACTCTGCTGATCGCCCTGGATAAAACATGGGATGACGACTTATTGCCACTCTGTTCCCAGATATTTCGCCGCGACATTCGTGCATCGTCAGAACTGACACAGGCCGAAGCAGTAAAAGCTCTTGGATTCCTGAAACAGAAAGCCGCAGAGCAGAAGGTGGCAGCATGACACCGGACATTATCCTGCAGCGTACCGGGATCGATGTGAGAGCTGTCGAACAGGGGGATGATGCGTGGCACAAATTACGGCTCGGCGTCATCACCGCTTCAGAAGTTCACAACGTGATAGCAAAACCCCGCTCCGGAAAGAAGTGGCCTGACATGAAAATGTCCTACTTCCACACCCTGCTTGCCGAGGTTTGCACCGGTGTGGCTCCGGAAGTTAACGCTAAAGCACTGGCCTGGGGAAAACAGTACGAGAACGACGCCAGAACCCTGTTTGAGTTCACTTCCGGCGTGAATGTTATTGAATCCCCGATCATCTATCGCGACGAAAGTATGCGTACCGCCTGCTCTCCGGATGGTTTATGCAGTGACGGCAATGGCCTTGAGCTGAAATGCCCGTTTACCTCCCGGGATTTCATGAAGTTCCGGCTCGGTGGTTTCGAGGCCATAAAGTCGGCTTACATGGCCCAGGTGCAGTACAGCATGTGGGTGACACGAAAAGATGCCTGGTACTTTGCCAACTATGACCCGCGTATGAAGCGTGAAGGACTGCATTATGTCGTGGTTGAGCGGGATGAAAAGTACATGGCGAGTTTTGACGAGATGGTGCCGGAGTTCATCGAAAAAATGGACGAGGCACTGGCTGAAATTGGTTTTGTATTTGGGGAGCAATGGCGATGACGCATCCTCACGATAATATCCGGGTAGGCGCGATCACTTTCGTCTACTCCGTTACAAAGCGAGGCTGGGTATTTCCCGGCCTTTCTGTTATCAGAAATCCACTGAAAGCACAGCGGCTGGCTGAGAAGATAAATAATAAACGGGAGGCGGTATGCACAAAGCATCTCCTGTTGAGTTAAGAACGAGTATTGAGATGGCACATAGCCTTGCTCAAATTGGAGTCAGGTTTGTGCCAATACCAGTAGAAACAGACGAAGAATTTCATACGTTAGCCACATCCCTTTCACAAAAGCTGGAAATGATGGTGGCGAAAGCAGAAGCAGATGAGAGAGACCAGGTATGACAACCACTAAATGCATTTTTCTGGCAGCGGGCTTCATATTCTGTGTGCTTATGCTTGCCGACATGGGACTTGTTCAATGACACCTCAGCAAGAAAACGCCCTTCGCAGTATTGCCCGTCAGGCTAATTATGAAATCAAAAAAGCCAGACAGCAGTTTCCGGATAAAAACGTCGATGACATTTGCCGTAGCGTACTGAAGAAGCACCGCGAAGCGGTAACGCTGATGGGATTCACACCGACTCATTTAAGCCTGGCGATCGGCATGTTAAACGGCGTCTTTAAGGAACGGTGAACATGAAAAACAAAATCATCATGGAGCTACAGGCTCCTTTTTTATTATTCGCATTCACCCTCAAGCGTATTAACCAACAATTCAGGGATTAATGAAAGATGGCAGACATCATTGATTCAGCATCAGAAATTGAAGAATTACAGCGCAACACAGCAATAAAAATGCGCCGCCTGAACCACCAGGCTATATCTGCCACTCATTGTTGTGAGTGTGGCGATCCGATAGATGAACGAAGACGCCTGGCCGTTCAGGGTTGTCGGACTTGTGCAAGTTGCCAGGAGGAGATCGAACTTAAGAACAAACAATGGGGACTGTGATGGCCTCAAAGCAGCAAATTTCAACATCGTCCAACTGAGGTGTAAAAATGTTCAGAATCATTTTTCCTAACACCTGGTACGTCGACCACCACGGCACTCCCTGCAAAATCCTGCGTTCTACCCACAACAAAGTTCACTACATCCGAAAAGGCAGAACATGTATCGCCAGCATGTTCCGCTTTAATCATGACTTTGAACCTGTGAATAAAGCTGATGCAGATCGGATAGCAGAAGAGATCGAAACGGCAGAACACATTAAGAAGTTACGTGCCATACGTAGGAAATAGAAAAATTGATAAATTCAATACTGCATTTCTCAGCATTAAATTTATCTCTATGACCAGTCAAGAGATGTACCTGCCATGAGCTTAATATCATGTCAGATATATCGGTCACAAACTCCCTCAACAGCTAAGAGGAGGACAAATGTCTCGACTAATCACTTTACAGGACTGGGCTAAAGAAGAATTTGGGGACTTAGCACCAAGTGAGCGAGTTCTGAAAAAATACGCGCAAGGGAAAATGATGGCCCCACCCGCTATAAAAGTTGGTCGCTACTGGATGATTGACCGAAATTCCCGTTTTGTAGGAACGCTTGCAGAACCGCAACTCCCAATAAACGCAAACCCAAAACTCCAACGGATAATCGCTGATGGCTGCTAGACCCCGATCTCACAAAATCTCTATACCCAATTTATATTGCAAATTAGATAAGCGAACAGGAAAGGTATATTGGCAATACAAACATCCACTATCCGGTCGTTTTCATAGCTTAGGAACTGATGAGAATGAAGCAAAACAAGTTGCTACTGAAGCAAATACCATTATTGCTGAACAACGTACCCGACAAATATTAAGCGTCAATGAGCGTCTGGAAAGAATGAAAGGCAGGCGCTCAGACATTACGGTGACAGAATGGCTTGATAAATATATTTCTATCCAGGAGGACAGGCTGCAACATAATGAACTAAGACCCAACTCCTATCGGCAAAAAGGCAAACCCATTCGTCTTTTCCGTGAGCATTGTGGAATGCAACACCTCAAGGATATTACCGCACTTGATATTGCCGAAATAATTGATGCTGTAAAGGCTGAAGGTCATAACAGGATGGCGCAAGTCGTGAGAATGGTGTTAATCGACGTCTTCAAAGAAGCACAACACGCAGGACATGTTCCGCCAGGATTTAACCCAGCGCAGGCAACAAAACAACCGCGAAATCGAGTAAACCGCCAAAGATTATCACTGCCCGAATGGCAGGCAATATTTGACAGCGTAAGCAGACGGCAGCCCTATTTAAAATGCGGGATGCTACTTGCTCTTGTCACTGGACAACGTTTAGGCGATATCTGCAATTTGAAATTCTCTGATATCTGGGACGACATGTTGCACATTACTCAGGAAAAAACCGGTTCAAAACTTGCTATTCCGCTTAACCTGAAATGCGATGCTCTGAATATTACCCTTCGTGAAGTTATATCTCAGTGCAGGGATGCTGTTGTTAGTAAATATCTGGTCCATTACCGTCACACAACCTCTCAAGCAAACAGAGGAGACCAGGTTTCTGCGAATACTCTGACAACGGCTTTTAAAAAGGCCAGGGAAAAATGTGGCATAAAATGGGAGCAAGGAACTGCGCCCACATTTCATGAGCAGCGATCTCTGTCAGAACGGTTATATCGGGAACAGGGTCTGGATACGCAAAAGTTGTTAGGTCATAAATCCAGAAAAATGACCGACCGATACAATGATGATCGTGGTAAAGACTGGATTATCGTAGATATCAAAACAGCATAG